ATAAAAAATGGCGCATCTTGAATGAACCCCTGAAAAATCCCTATATTTAGCCGAAAAATGGCATTCAAGATAGATTTTTTATCTTGAAGGAAGTTGAATGTATCTTGAATGAAGTTGAATGAAAGGCGGTTAAATTGTGGATGCAAGGGAATATTTAGAAGAAATCAAAAGACAGGATGTGCTGATCAATAACAAGCTTGCAGAAGTGCAGCAGTTAAGATGTCTGGCGCTGAGTGTCACTGCACCCATAGGCGGTGAGGGTGTACAGGGTACAAAACAGACTGACCGGATGGGTGACACCATTGCAAAGATTGTTGACCTGGAAAATGAAATCAATGCTGAAATTGATAAATTCATAGATATGAAACGTGATAAAATTGCATTGATCCAGCAGATTCCAAAGCAGCTGCAATATGATCTGATTCATAATCATTATGTACAGTACAAGTCACTGGTGAACTTTGCGAAGGAAAAGAATTATTCATATGCATGGATTCTGGAAGTGCATGATGAAGCGCTGAAGACGGTTCAAAGGCTGCTTGATGAAAAGTACCTATGACACCCCTATTGAACCCTATGTATTAAATATGATATTATTATAATAGAAAAATAGCATGAAGGACATCCATTGTGGGTGTCCTTTTTTTCATGGGAAGGATGTGTCAGCATGACGGAAAAACAGAAGCGGTTTTGTGATGAATATTTAATCAGCCTGAATGCGACACAGGCAGCAATAAAGGCTGGTTATTCAGAAAAGACAGCGTATTCAATAGGAAATGAAAACTTGATGAAACCTGAACTAAAACAGTACATCAATGATCGAATGGCTGAAAAAGAATCACAGCTGATTGCTGATCAGGATGAAGTCTTGAAGTACCTGACAGCGGTTCTGCGTGGTGAAAGTAAGTCTGAAGAAATAGTCGTTGAAGGTATCGGTGATGGTTGTTCTGAAGCAAGGACAATGAAAAAAGCACCATCTGAAAAGGACAAGCTGAAGGCTGCTGAATTACTGGGTAAGCGGTACGGTATTTACACAGACAAGCTTGCAGCTGAAATCATACAGCCTACATTTGGCGGTGAAGACAGCCTTGAAGATTAAGAAAGTCAATATAAATCTTCCTGACCTGGTTGGTAAAGGTTATAAATCATTCTGGCACTTCAAAGGCAGATACAGGGCGGTAAAAGGTTCAAGACGTTCAAAGAAGTCCAAAACAATGGCGCTGTGGAGCATATACAACATCATGAAATATGCTGATTCAAATATGTTGGTAGTTCGTAAGACTTACAGAACATTGAAAGACAGCTGCTTCACTGAATTGAAATGGGCGATTAAAAGACTACAGGTTGAACATCTGTGGTCTGTCAAGGAATCACCGCTTGAAATGACCTATATTCCAACAGGTCAGAAGATATACTTCAGGGGTTTGGATGATCCACTGAAAATCACATCCATTGCAACTGAAGTTGGTGTACTCTGCTGGATGTGGATTGAAGAAGCCTATGAAATAACATCAGAAGAAGACTTTGACACCCTTGCTGAATCAATGCTGGGTGATTGTCCACCACATCTGTTCAAGCAGATCACACTGACCTTCAACCCCTGGAATGAAAAAATATGGATAAAGAAAAGATTCTTTGATGTTGATGATCCTGATGTATTAGCGATAACAACCAATTATCTATGTAATGAATGGTTGTCAGAAGCTGATAAAGAGGTATTTGAGAAGATGAAAGAACGCAACCCCAGAAGATATCAGGTCGCTGGTCTGGGTAACTGGGGTGTTGTTGAAGGTCTGGTGTATGAGAACTGGACAGAACGTGCATTCACACTTAAAGAAGTAACACAATGTAAAACAGCAGTGGGGCTTGACTTTGGTTATACCAATGATCCCAGTGCTTTTTTTGTTGGTTTTATAGATACAGCAAATAAGAAGCTGTATGTGTGGGATGAATTCTATAAAAAAGGATTATCCAATAAGAAAATATATGAAAACATCTGTCAGATGGGTTATGTAAAGGAACGCATGACCGGTGATTCTGCTGAACCAAAGTCAATTGCTGAATTGAAAGGTCTGGGGTTACGCATCGAAGGCGCAAAGAAAGGCAAAGACAGCATCAACAATGGTATTCAGTGGATTCAAGACCTTGAAATCATCATACATCCCAGGTGCGTGAACTTCCTAACTGAGATCAGCAATTACACCTGGGCGGTTGATAAATTCGGAAAGAAGCTGAATGAACCCATTGATGACTTCAATCACCTGATGGATGCAATGAGATATGCGCTTGAAAAGTACATCAAGGGAAAAGGATGGTTGGTATGAAAGATAAGATCAGACAATATTTCAAGCAGAATGACCTTCCCAGTCCCGGATGTATTAATTATATCGGTAAATGGGCGCATGGTGAATGTTATGCGGTCACCTGTGGTCTGGTGAAGCTGAAGAAATACTGTGTTTACTGTATCGGTGATGAAATACACAGTGTCAGGTTTAGGGGGTAAATGATGCTTATTTCAGAATATTTGAAGGCAATTGCAGAGAAGCTGAACGCTGAACCAACAGACAACAGGCTGCTGACATCACAGTTAGAATGTCTCTGCAAATGTCAGTGTGGTGATGATGAATTCCCTGATAAATCAATCATCACATACATGGAAACACTTGAAGCACATTATGGTGTAACACCAAAAGACAACCTGTTGACATCCCATCTTGAATGTATCGCTGCTGCCTATGGTGTCACAGAAGTACCTGACAAGCTGACCACAACATATTTACAGGCGATTCTTGACAACATCGGTGGAAGTGCCGGTGGAAACATCGCATTTAAGACCGCTGACGGTGCATTCTTCAAGACCGCTGACGGTAAACGGTTTACTGTGAAAGGAGTATAAACAATGGCTGATTATACAAGTAAATATTCCACTGGTGCAGCGGTTGATGAAGCACTTGATGCTGGTGTTGCTGCTAAGAAAATAGCTGATCAGAATAAAACTGATATTTTAAGTGTTAATGGAAAAATAAACAGTCTCACTTTGGGCTTGCATACAGACGGATTATTTTACATATTCATCAATAACGAACCTATCGGAAATGGTATATCTTTACCCGAAACAAGTGGTAATGTATACGGAAATATTGACAGTGAAAACAACATTATTCTCAACGGAAACCTTGCAGACGGCACATATACAATCAAGTATGAAATGGCTGACGGCAGCACAATTGACATCGGTGAATTAATGCTTGATACGCCAGTTGAACCTAATGAACCTGAAGAAATTATAAACTGGATTCCTATTTCTACGGACAGTAGCGGAGCTATATATAACAACACGGGTTATAAGTCTGCCACCCGATTATCAAGTGATGGTGTAACTGAAAGATCAGTCGAAAATAAAATCTGCGTTCTTACTGGTTACATTCCGGTCAATGCTGGCGACACTATCTACATGAAAAATGTGACGGTTGGTGCCGACTCGGATACAACTTATATTTCATATTTATGGCTTTACAATTCGACATTTACGAAAATTTCACAGTATATGTATTCATCTCAACAATTTTCACCGACTTCGATTGACGGAATTTCTGTATTTACTGTACCAGATGATACTGGTGTCGCCTATATAAGAGTTCAGGCACAGGTGCTCGATAACAATTCTATTATTACGAAAAATCAAGAAATTATATAAGGCGGTGATTTTATGGCATATAAATACACCTATTTCATTCCTGAAAACATTGCACCGTCTAATGCAAAGAGCATAGGAGTATATGACAGTAACGGAGTGAAAGTCTGCAATATACCTTTAGGCAGACTGACACCGCCAACAGATAATAAGTTATACTCGTTTGGTTTGGTATCTGATATGCACCTTGACGGAGTTGGGATGAACGGCACTTATTTAAGTAATGCTATGACATTTTTTGAAAATCAAGGTTGCTCGTTTTGTTGCCATGCAGGAGATATGACAAACATAGGCTTTTGGAGTGAGACAAGTGACGAAATCTATTTAACACAAATGGCAGATTATAAGAGTGTGATTGATACACACCCTGATTTACCTATGTATGGTATTTGCGGAAACCACGAAAGCTATAATAAGTCCATTATGGAAAACCTTGCTGAGCTGAAAGAATACACTTACAGAGATTTATATTATACATACGAGCATGGGGACGATGTATATATTTTCATCGGTCAGCCGAGCGGTACGATGTATGTTGAAAAAGAAAAATGGATAAATGAGTTGAAGTGGCTTCAAAGTACACTTGAAACTAACAGGAACAAAAGATCCTTTGTCTTTGAACATCTTACTTTATCTGATGATAGCGGAAATCCGAATAACATTCATAATGCGTATTGGTATGATCTTGAAGCAACACTTGTAGGAATAATGAAACATTACAAAAATACTATGCTTTTTCATGGACATTCACACTTAGATTTAAACGAACAGTTTAATTTTTCATATTCTAACTATTCGACAAGAAAAGGCTTTAAATCTATCAGTATTCCGTCAAGCGGTGGGAGTCGAATTACTGTTAATGGTGTGTTGCAAAAGGTGAACAATCCTGAATTGAGAAGCGGATATATAGCAGAAGTGTATACGGATTGCGTTATATTGCGAGGATATTATTTCAAAAACTACGAAGCTGTACCGATAGCAACGTATAGAATTGATACAACGCTCGTAGAAATCCCCGCAAATACATTTACAGATGATACAGGCACGATAAAAACCACATAAAACTAAAATTTTAAAGGTGGTGAATGAATGTTAAAAACATCGGAGATTAAAAGGCTGATTGATGCTGATTCAGTCAGTCACCGAAAGAAATATGCTGCTATTGGTCAGCGATATTATGAAGGTGACCATGACATCAAAGATTACAGGATGTTTTATTACAATGCAGATGGTGACCTGGTAGAAGATAAGACCAGAAGCAATGAACGAATATCACACCCATTCTTCACTGAACTGGTTGACCAGCTGACAGCTTATATTCTGTCATCCCCTGATAATCCGATTCAGGCAATAGAAACAGCAGAAGGTCTTCAGGATCATCTTGATGAATATTTCAATGATGATTTCTGGTCTGAATTCGCTGAACTGCTGTCTGGTGCATACATCAAGGGTTTTGATTATCTGTATGCATACAAAAACGAATCAGACCGCATTGCATTTGACTATGCTGATGGTAAGGGTGTAGTTGAAGTTCGTGAAGAAGAAACGGATGACCACTGCAAATATCACATATATCACTATATTGACCGCATCGGTAAAGACAACCAGCCTATCACCAGGATTCAAGTGCACAATGACCAGGAAATCTGGTATTATGTGCAGTCCGGTGACGGTGAAATAAAGCTGGACACTGAAAAACCGCTGAACCCACAGCCGAATGTTATTTACACCGATACAAAGACCGGTGAAAAGTACGGTGCAAAGCTGGGATTCACACCATTCTTCAGACTTGATTATAACAGGAAGCAGATCAGCGGTCTGAAACCTATCAAGGCGCTGATTGATGATTATGACCTGATGGAATGCGGTCTTTCCAACAACCTTCAGGACTTTGACACACCGATTCATGTTGTCAAAGGTTTTGAAGGTGATGACATGGATGAACTGATTCAGAACATCAAGACAAAGAAGACTGTTGGTGTTGGTGAAGGTGGTGGTCTTGACATCATGACTGTCAATGTACCATATCAGGCACGAAAAACCAAAGCGGATGAAGATGAAAAAAATATCTATCGTTTTGGTATGGGATTAAACACCCAGGGACTGAAGGACACATCTGCAACCACCAACATTGCTATCAAAATGGCTTACACCCTTCTTGATTTAAAGGCTGACAAGTATGAAAAGAGAATCAAGAAGTTTCTGAAAAAGATAATCCAGGTGGTTCTGGATGAAATAAACACTGTATATGGTA